ACGCATGCGCCGACCCCACCTCCGCCGCCGTCGTCGCCGCCATCCCCGCCGCGACCACCTCCGCCGCCGTCGTCGCCGCCATCCCCGCCGCGACCACCTCCGCCGCCGACGCCCCAGCCGCCCATCCAGCCGGCGAGCGCTCAGTACGGCCAGACGTGCACGCAGTAATGGCTTTGATTACTTCAGGGTTACATTCGGCCTGCAAGGCCCCATGTGCGCACATGCACAGAGTGCCGTCTTTGGAGGAGAAGTAATTACCCTTACTCCAGTTATCTGCGGTAAGCCTATCCTTAGCTCCGCGCAGCATATCGGCGTAGCTCTTATCGTATCCGTTAGCATTGGTCATGACATGTATCCTTTGTTCGGGCCTCGTCAGTGTGAGCGCATTACCCACATACACACCACACGTCCGGAAGTGAAGCGGCATACCGTGTGGCATGTTTCGGCCTAGACTAGTCTGCAGCGTCAGGCCCGCTAGTCGGAACTGTATCCTGGTTTAGCATTGGAGCGCATGGGTGTACCTGGATAGAAACGCCAGGAATACACGTCATTACCGTCACGGCCACCAAAGCGTAACGTAGTCTGCTCCAGTGACCCATATGGTTCTATATACGTCAAGGCACTCTGCCTCCCCAACATCCACGTAGAACACGTACCCACCACACTCCCACCCCATCCGCGTGCGCCATGGGTACTGAGTCTGGTAGGACATTACACTAACCCCGCCGCAAGCTCCGCAGCGATGTCAAAGGCACGGTTAGCAACACCCGCACCAGCCCCCAGCAGCATACGCCGCTGCCTAGAGGCAGCATTGTGACCATGCTTGTGCGTTTCGTACCTGGTGACCGCGTTGTACGCGTGCCACACGGTACCCTCTGCACCACCATTGTCCTCAGCGTGACACACTAGGATGTCAGGGATAGCGCTAGCAGGCCCGCGGATGTCCTCCGGACTGCTAACCCATGCCATATCCACCTGCTCCTGTTCCACCCCAATAGCCTTGCCGAAGTAGTCATACAGAGGCCTACCCACAAGCCGCTTATCCAGCATCCTACGCATAGAGTCGTAATGTCCTGAAAGCTCTCCAGAAAGCTCCGTGAGACGCTTACCAAGCACATCCTGGTAGTTGGTAAACACATTGGCACGGTGCCGGACCCTGTCAGTCATCAGCTTACTGACTGTGCCCATCTGGTTTTTGCAGAACCAGCGGAAGTCTGCAAAGAATGCAGAGTCTGCAATCTTGAAGCCATACCCGAACACCATGGTTAGGAGAGGTGACACCACATCCTTACCCTGGATGACTACATCCAGCATTGGAGCGCGCAGCTGATAGGCAAGGATTGCACCGTTATCCCACACAGAGCAGGTAACGGGTACCAGGTCACCATTGCGGATAAACGTGTCCAGGCCTGCCAACTGCTGACGATGGGAATTGGGGCGGAACCTCTCCGAAACGAACGCCAAGGCCGTATTGGAGTCCGGCCTAACCAGTGCTTTATAGCCACCAGAGTCATAGTGGCCGGGAGAGTTAGCTGTAACCACTTGGATATCCCAATTGGTATTGGATTGCTCCAACATGCTCTCTACAGAGTCACACTCACTGAACGTAGTCACCTTTGCCAGTTTGCTCATTGTCATACCCATCACGACCTATGGTCCAACCCGCAGCGGTATTGCTACGGACAAGCAAAACCTAAGACATTATGCCTAGTACGCAAGCTGGTGTCGGTCTTGCAATTCTCCGTCCAGACCTACGACATAGACGTTACCCGTAATATCAAAAAGAACGGTGTCACCTGGCCAGAGGTCAAGGCTGTCAAAGTAGACCCAGTCTGTTCCTGGAACATTGTAGTTCTTACGCATGATTACACCTCCTCCAGAAGACAGAGCCACGCGTTACCAACTGCATCAGCCCCAGGACTACCATCCTGGTAGAGGTAGACAACGTCGGAGTACCTTGGGCACACGTCAAGAGTGTCGGAAAGGTCCAAGTCCTCAACACAGATACCGTTTGCTTGTCCCATGTTACAGCTCCTCTCCGTTGTGGATTGTGCCCATGTTCTCTTCAGACCAGTCAACGCTAGTCCAGGCGAAGCGCTGGGTCTCCGCCCAGTCAATGTCTGAGCCACGCTCGGTTTCGGCCATGGCCAGGTCATCCGCGCAGCTACCACACACCACGCCGTAGTGACCTGCTGGCCACATGTCGGCCCCTGGGTTACCTTCCGCATCTGGGCCAAGCCTGCCCCAGCACTTGCCACAATGGGTTACCACGTGAGCACCCCAGCAGCAGTGCGCGTGACCCTGGAGTAGGCAGAGCACTTGACCTCCAGGTCTGCCATGAGCTTCTGGCGCTTGTGGTCCAGCTCACGCTTATGGCCGGAGTTTTGCCACATGGTCAGGATATGACTGACCTCAGCAGCACTCATTACTGGGAGTCCAGAAACAGGGTCGGTAGTACGCTCAAACGAAGCGTTCGTATCAAACATCATCTTGCTTTCAGCCTCCGTGATAAAGCAGTAATGCAGTTGGCGTGCCTACCAAAACAGCCAGTAAGTCATTGGATACAATGGTCTATACAGCTGTTCAGTATGACGCTGATGTCCTGCACACCAACAATACCTAGCAATATCAACTAACAACGCATGTCATGGGTGTGAAAAAAGTATCATGCGTCCTTAATATAGGACGTTGCGTGCATGTGTGAACAAGAGTTCACAACCACATAAATGGTCTATAGTGGGTTCATTTGGGGGAATTGAAGGCTCCAGAAATACCTAGGGGCCCTAACCAACACCTGGACAGGTGCTGGAGAGGACCCCGGGGTATGTTTCCGTGGCTAGTTGTTAGCTACCGCATCTCTTCTTAGCCACGTAGACCTTTAGCTCATAGCCGTGATGGCCTTTACCAAAGTAGTCCTTGCCAGATTGCTGAGCCTTCTTCCAGAACTCCACGTCCTGCTCAGAGGCTGGTCCGTATGGGTGGCCGGTATCGTATTCATACAACCACTCACCCACTAGTTTGCTTCCTTCTTGGCCTTCTTGTGTAGCTTGTCCATATAGTGGCTAGAACCTACATAGACACGCTCTGCAGCTGCAACAGAGGCCTTTACGTTGGCGTTGTTCTCATCGTCACCAAGTAACTGCTGACAGCCATCCGTGGCATGGCACATGAGAGCATAGGCTAGGCCAGCAATGCGGCTGAGGCAGAACCCACGTAGGGCCACCTCATCCTCTGTGGCTGTACCTGTGGTCTTGTAGCAGTCGTATAGGTGGATTAATGATGAAATCCAGTACTGAGCATCCTTTGCCAGGAGCTTTTTATTGGTTGAGTGGAACATGCTCATAGGTTTGCCGCCAGGTAGCGCTTTACGGCCCAGTTTAGGACCATGCCCTCATCAGAGGAGTGGGGTCTCCAACCTAGTTTTTCTGCCTGACTATCACGTAAGGCAATGTACTTGATTGCAGCGTTGACTACGTCCCGTGCCTGAGCCCAGGCTTCAATTCTTGTACCAGCGGAATCCATTTCCACGCTCCTCCCAGACATACTGTCCAAATGTGACTTTTTGCCCCTGCCCAATGCGGCGCTTATTGGCCTCTGTGAGGTACTTTATCTGTCGGTTGGCAGCAGACACTAGGGCCTGTATCAAACCGGCCTCCTGGTCCGTTTTAGGAGCATCTACGGTCATTGTTGAAGCCTCCTTGTGGTGGATATTGAACAGCTCCGGCAAACCCTCGGGAGCCTTCTCCGCAAAGCCGAGAACAGTAGATGTAATAGCCGGACAATGCCCAAGGTGAGGACAGTAGCTTGCAGTACAGTGCACGCCTGGGTTAGGTCCATGTGTCTTACCTTCTAATACATCCTCCCACACAAACCGCATTGCGTCGGCATGGGACTGTAGTTCTGCGTGGGTGATGTCCTCCTCATGAGGCCACACACCTTCATCGTTCACAAACAGGCAACTGATAGTGACTGGCTTTACAGGTGGCATGCATTTACTTAGCGCACATGCCAGACTTAGTAACTGCTCCTTAGCCCCGTCTGTAGACCCAGTCTTCCAGTCAGCTACAAGTAACCGACCATCCTTTCGGATACCGACAAGGTCTGTTGTACCGTACTGCCAGCCTGGTTTGTTCGGGTAGTTCCTGTGCTCACCGAACTTCCTAGTGACCAGTTCTGCTTCTCCAGTGAGCCAGTTAATACCAACTGGGACTTCCGCTTGGAGAGACTCACAACTAGGTAATAGAACCTCTTGTAGGTACTTAGAAGCATGGAGAACCCGCTTCTGCACACGTACAGGGATAGTTTTACTCCCATCAATGTCCAGCTCAGACGCAATGGCTTCATGAAACTCCGTACCTTCCGTACGTTCCCTGTGTTCAGTAAGAGATTCGTCATACCAGCGGGCCAGAGGCCCAGCCCATGCTGTACATGATGACAGCAGTAGGCTGGACTTGGACATGCTAGGTAGTGGGTTTAATCGTCCCACGGCTCTTTGCCGGCATCTGCTGACTTTGTAGGCTTAGGTGTAGTTGCAGGACTAGTAGTCCCATCCAGAGGCGGAGCAACATCCACTGATTCAGCCACCAGGTCCAGAGCCTGACGCTTAGTACCGTCTTTGACATACTCACGCACCTTCAGGTAGCCGCTAACTGTGACAAACGACTTGTCAGGTACGTCCGTACCACCGAAGTCGGTAACGTTGAAGTTAGCCCACGTGACACTCTCAGGCTTGTCACCCCAGGCCTTTTCCTTCTGCTTCACACCCAGACCAAACTGAGTGTAAGTCTTGCCAGACTTGGAGGTCTTCACTTGTACTTGGTTGGCATAGCCACGCGCTTCCAGCTTCACTTGTCACATCCTTTGATACGTGGGGTGTTGTAGTTCTTTTCCAGACCAACCTTGCGGGCGATTGGAACAAACTTTGCGTAGATAGAGTCTACGTGTGGGTCGTCAAGGTAAGTGTTCCCAAGCACGTCATAGAGGAACTGTGCCTCAGACTTGTCCAGATTCAGCGTGGTTTTCATTTAGAAGTCTCCTGTAGAGCCTTAATTGCTTTGGCCAGTTCAGTAAGCGTAGAGGTCTTCACCGGTTCCTGCACTGAGCTGTTTTTTAGATCAAGGTAAGCCTGTTTCTTCCCAGCCACATCGGTGGCAGCACCGAACTGCTTCAGGTAAGCATCAACACTGGTGTTGGTTGGTTGGTCTCTACGGTCCTGCTTGAACTTGGTACCGGCTGCTGCGTTACCATCGTCATCCTCAGGGCAGATACCGAGCACTGAGCACAGTGCGTACCTGCGGCCATAAGTGATGGCAGAGCCGAGTGCCTGTGGATTGGTGGCGTCCTTCAGTGGAACATCGTAGCTTTGGCTTAGAATCTCACCTGTCTTGCTGAAGACAAGGTGGGTTTCAATACCGACTGAGCCATGTTGCGCTGAAATCATAGGGAACTGGAGTACGGCTACACCGTACTTCTGCAGAGCATCCCTGCAGGCATCCCAGCACGCTCCAAGGTCCGCGTACTTGGACCTGAATCCAGGATTCAGTTTATCCTTCTTAGCTCCTTCCAGCTCACCCTGGATAGAGACAAGAGCGGCAGCAAACTCTGGACTGATACTACCCATTAGATGGCCATTCCGTGTTCAAGAGCACGTGCTGTCTTACGGAGTGCAGAGATGACACCTTCTTTTGTCTGGGTTTTGCTGTCATTCCATACTGGAATGTTTGAGATATAGTTATGTTTTCTGACCGCTAGGCATGCGCTCGCGCTCCGCGATGGCGTCGGCGCGCTTGCCCATATAGCCCCTATAGCGCAAAACCCGACCGTTGTATTCCCAATCCTGCCCTGAGTCCAGCCGTACTTTTCAATACGATTGGCAGCAGCACGGCATACCGCTGCAATTTGACGCTTAGTTACCATCACTAAACCTCTTCAGTAGTTTTTCTACAGTCTCTTCCATTGTCTTACCTGTGACTCTCACAGACACCTTGTCATGGCCATAGGCCACAATTGTGTAGTGTCCAAGGTCATTGTCCTTCACGTCCAGGTCATAGAACCCATACTTACCAGCTGCGGCCTGCGCGGAGCTGAGCGCGTCTAGCTCAATGTAGACCCTGGACTTGCCGACCCACGCTCTCCCAAACGGCTCCATTGTTCAGCTCCTAAAGCTCCAGCTACGGCGTTACGTGCCTGGTCTACTGACCTGACTACATTGTAAGTGCCACCCACTGCCTCCAGGTTGGTCCTAAAAGTCTTTTGGGCAGGTCTAAGCGTCCCATGTGCAGACTTGACCTCAAGGCCAAGTACGCGGCCTCCTGGTGGCAGGACAATGACGATGTCAGGCAGACCTTCCTCACCGAGTCTGATGGCTCTACTGCCCATCATTACAGTGCCACTGTTCTGCCTCCAATGCAGAAGCTCTGTTTCCTTCAGCCAGTCCAGTATCTGACGCTGGATGACCTTTTCAGGAATAGAACCATCTGACAGTAGAGCTGTCTTGGACTTCCTTGACATACTACTTGCTGTAGTAGTGTTTACGCTCAGTCCACAGAGCGTGAATGGCTACACCGCAAGCAGCTCCTGCCATGGCGATGAAGAAGGCTAGTGTAATCACTGGTAAAGCCCCATGTCCTGAAGTTCCAGGCGCGCCTTCAACCTAACTAGCTGCGCAGTCGCCAGCTCTGTACCGGCAATAAGGTAACCACTGGTGATACCAGACTTACGTAGGCGTTCAAGCTCTGTACTGTTTTCATCAATCACGCGCTGAGCTTCATTGACCTTCTCCTGCAGAACAGACCGCACAATAGAGTTGGGCACCTTATTCATGTTCAATCCTCAAAGCTGGTGTATTCAACAGACCGTGACTTGGACTCACCAACAATCTTGCAGACAGCAAAGCGCTGCGTTGGGAACTTCTTTGCCATACCAAATGTAGCCTTGATGGCATCTGGCCTTGAAGCGTAAATCAACTTGGGAGGTACAGAGGATTCTGGGCTCCAGACAATGTATCGTCCAGAAAGGTCTTCGTCTTCCTTGGGATGAGTTCCGTACATTGTAGTTCCTTCCTGTGGGTCCGTAGATAGAAGCTTCTCCGTGCTGATATCCATCGCTCTGAGTACAGAACATACAGCGCAGATACAGCCTGGTTCATGTCTTGGCATCAGCCTTGCCTCCGTTTAGTACAAACAGCGGCTTATTGACGCTGACCTTATCGGTAAACATCACCTTCATTCCTGCAAGGTGCATTCTCAGGTTATCTTCAGAATCCTTAAGGAATGTAACCATCCCCTCTGGGAGTCTGTCATGGCAGTGATGGTGAAGTATCTGTGGCTCATACTCACTATTGAGTACCATCATGCAGATGTCTCCACGTGATTCAACGTTACGCACCCAGCTTGAAAAGGCTCCAGCGTCTACGTTTAGCGCCATTACGACCTTCGCCACTTTTCTCTGACCAAATCAGATACGTATGACTGACTCATGCCTGTGGCTTTTGCGATTGATGTCTGTGTCCTACCAGCTGCGTGCATGCTTCTAACCTGCGCAATTACATCATTGCTAAATTTTGGTCTGCAACCGGCTCGTCCAGGCCTGGCTCGCCCCTTGAACCACATGTCTGCCATATTTTCCTTCTGCGTACCGAGTACAAGATGCTCTGGATTACAGCAGGCCGGGTTATCGCAAGTGTGCATTACAACCTTGCCAGTAGGGTCTGTGCCGTAATGCAACGCATAAGCAAGCCTATGCGCATAAACCAGTGGCCCACCTTGTGAGAAACGCACCTGACCATATCCAGATGCGCTTTTTGCTCCAATAAATTCCTGACACGGAGTCAATTTACACCTAACGGTGTGTTTGTGTTCACCGTCGGCTCAAAATCTGTAAAAACTACATTCTTAGGATGGTATCTAAGCCGTATTGTTCCTACAGGTCCAGACCTCTGTTTCCTTATAATAAATTCGGTGTCCTCTGGTGGGTAACTATGGTCGTAGAGAGATTCTCTATAAACAAACCCTACCCAGTCGGCGTCCTGTTCTATTGCGCCAGACTCCCGCAGGTCGGACATGAGCGGCCGTCGGTCTTCACGATATTCACATGAACGGTTGAGCTGTGACAATGCCAGTACGGTGCACCCAAGCTCCTTGGCAAGGAACTTACACCCTCTAGATACCGCGGCAATGCTCTGCTCACGTCCGTCTCCGTTTTCCCCTGCAAGCTGTATGTAGTCAACAACCACAGCGCCAGTTTTGACACCCTGTCTAGCCATTCGTCCAGAAAGTATGCGTGCTTTTCTACGCATTCCAGCAATGCTGTAGGTAGAGTCATCAACATACCATCGGCCTGGAACGACAAGTCCTCTGGCTCGGTTGACTCGGTCAAGCTCGTCATTGGTTACATCCTTTGCCTTCATGACCTTAGACAGGTTCATCTGAGCCTGGAACGCTAGTTCACGTTCCATAAGCTCCTCTTTTGACATCTCCAGGTTGAATTCAATTACACCGTAACCTTGTGCCAGAACAGAGCGGCGGATGGTAGAGGCCAGGGCAGTTTTACCCATAGACGGCCTGGCCGCAATGACACCCATCTTTCCCGGTCTAAGACCGCAGAGTGCTCTGTCCAAATCTCTGAGGCCGGTAGAAAGTTCAGGTCCGCCCCCCTCTCTGTGCCGCCGGAGGAAATCTTCAACGACACCCATGAACGTCGCCGAACCGTCTGCTGCTTCACTTTGGCCATCTCTGTTTGCCTTGTAGAGACCTGACTCCAGCAGCTCTACAACCTCTTCTAGCTTTGAGTCTCTGGAGACCTGGGACGCAGTGTTAGAGCATGCCTCATATATCCTACGTAATGCTCCAACACGTCGGATGTCTGAAGCCACCGTTTGAAGCACACTTCTTGAGACTCCCGCACTAGCTGCAAGCAGGTCTTCCACGGAAGACTTCGGTACTCCTGCTCTTTCAGCAACCGAGACCGGGTTAGGCGTGAGCTGCTCTTCTGACAGACTGCGAATGGCATTAAAGACCTTCTGGTGCGTTCCTGTGTAAAAGTCCTCTGTAGCCAGCTCAGACAGGACTAGCTCACAAGAATCACTATCTCGGATAGCAGCTCCAAGCGCTGCCTGTTCTGACTCAGAAACTGAAGGCGCGCTTCCTCTGCCCTGGCCCTGAGGCTGGGCCTTCCTAATAGGCATCCACAGTTCCCCTTGGTTGGCTTGTTACGCCAGTATAGGTTTCCACACACGCACTTACATTCATGCCAGGTGATAGTGGCTCTTGACTGTACGTTTTCTCCGCGGAATGCAAAGCCAGAATCACCGTGACTAAGCCGTAACTGGCGTCCTGTTTGCACGGACCTCATCCTCTGCATCCTTTAGAGCGTTATTGAAGGCGTCTGAGGACTTAGCTTCCAGAGCGCAGGACAGGTATACAGCTGCATCTACGGCCTCTTCCAGAGCCTCATAGGTCCAGTCACGCTTGGTCCTGCTGAGCTTCCCAAACTTACGCTGACCTGCATAGAGTCTCATAACGTACACCATGAGTACGTTGCGCTCACCCTCACCTAGCTTCTCCCACGTGTCTAAAAGCCTTTCCAGTTGTTCCATGGGTCAACACTCATAGCGCAGCGTTTCTTTGCCGCAAGGCCTTGCACAACGAAAAGTACGATGCTACCCGTAGACCCATGCACAACGAAGGGAAACGCAGTAAGCGTGGGCTAATACCACCAGATTATGCTTTCAAAGAAGAGTATGAGAAGTATGTCAAACAGAACACCAAGCAACTGAGGAAGCTGAAACGTGAGCTGAATGGTGACAATATGACCTCACCACCATACCCCGACTATGGCCAGTAATACTGGAATGATTACCTGGTCAGATGGCTCTACTGGACCAGTAAGTAAGAGCTTCCTCCAGCGCGCAGATGAGGCTGCATTCTGGGAGGCCTGGGTAGGAGCTGTGCTATCCAGGGCAGGCCTATATACGCTACACAACCCGTTTGTGGTTGATGGTAGTAGCAGCCATGACAAGTCATGGGACCTGGAGGTTGGACCAGATAAGAACGACCAGCTAGAACAGGTTGAAGTAAAGGCCGTAAAACTAACGTTTACCTGTCCCGATGACTACCCGTTCCCAAGGGTTCTGGTCTGCTCACAGAATAGTTGGCTAAAGAAGTGGCCAGGCAGGGACTATGTGTCCAGGAGCTTCCTGGTTGTCAGCCAGAAGACCGGAGCAATCCTGTGGGTTCCTCCAATGACAGATGTGCGGCTTGGTGTTGAGGTTACAGACAAGTCCAGGAACAATACCTACAAGGCCGTAGACGCCGATGCTGCCTGCCTGAAGACACTTGGTGACTTTATAGAGTGGGTGGAGGACCCAAATGCGCCCTATCCGTAAGTCTAATGCTACCGACCGAACGGTAGACATCTTCTCCGGCAAGTCCAGGGAAGACGAAGCTCAGGCCGAAGCTGAGGATGTAAAGGAAGCTCCTAGGCTGTCAGAGAACATTGAACAGGCTGCGGACAGGTGGAGAGCTAACGCTATGTTCACGGCTGAGCACTTCTCCAAGCACTACGACAGTTCTGAGCCTGAGATAGAAACTTTTAGGCTTACATCCAAGGATGGGAATATGTTCCTGGAAAAATTCAGCTCAGACAAGAAAGGCAAAGCATATCACTGGTCCGGCGTGATGTTCCGAGAGGATAGCTTGTATGAACTTACCAATGTGTTCGTTAAGGCTGCCAAGTCCAAGCGTGACAGGGAACGGCTTGGTATCTCCGGAGAGGAGTCTTCCAATGGGCAAGGCTGATGCGGATGAGTGGCATAAAAAGATGGTCATCAATTGCCCGTGTATTTACTGCATAGGAAGATTTAGCTCTTGTTGGAGTTGGGACGGTGTCAGGCTCCCTAACGGGGAAGTACAATATTATGACGGGAACGACCCAAAAAATTACTGGATTGGTAAGCCTGGGTGCATAAAGCAAACCGGTGCTAGCCCAACTAACCCATTCCCATCAAGTGCAAGGTCAGGTCCTGTGCGTGAACAAAAGTTCACAGTTACTGGCTGCGTGTGTAAAAACTGCAACAGTTCCAACGAATGCGCCCTTCCCAACCGACCGGATGGTAGTTATGTCTGCTACAACTGCCGTTGAGCCTCTGAATCTGGTCTGTCATTGCGGTCACCATAAAGATACCCATTACTCCAACCAGGATGGCCCAGGAGACTGTTTGGGCCTTGGGTGTAACACTGGGCCAGGGACGGAGTGCAAGGCCTTTAGGGACCGTTCTAGGGCCGACACGGCCAAGCACGCTCCAGCACCCAGACTCCCAGACCATGCCGACTGGTGCCAGTGCTACGACTGTAAGCGCTATGACCAGTGGGCCACAGCCACTGGCAATCTGAGTAGACAGCAGGCCAAGCCACCAAGGAAGCAACCCTGGTGGTTTATGTGAAAGAGCCTTCTGAGGCTCCGGAGCGCTTCGCTCTGATAATCCAAGATGCCATCAATGGCATAGACGTAACTCCGTCTATCCAGACAAGGATAGATTGGTCCAAGGTAAAGGCTGCAGGGTTTGAATATGTCTACATCCAAAGCTCACGCTATTCCTCTGTCAGAGAACCAAACTTCTACAAATATGTCGCAGCAGCCCAGTCTGCAGGACTGTGGGCTGGTGCGTACCACTTCTGTTCCCATGACACAGACCCAACTAAACAAGCTGAGTTTTTCTACTCGGCCTCTGCCGGACTGGGTAGGACCCCTGGAGAATTGCCACCGTTGGCCGACTGGGAGTTTTGCACCGCAGGAGCTTACAGGGCTCCTAAGTACCCTCTTGGCCACCCAGCGCACTGCGTAGACTGGATTGAGAAGTTTCTTGAACGCTGTGACAGTTTGTGGGGAGTGGGCCCTTTTTGCTCCAGCTTCTACGGGACAGGGATTTACACCTTCCCGGCCTATGCTAATAGGCACCAGCCAGCACTGTCGGCTAGCAGCCTTGGTAAAAGATGGCTGTGTTATGCGTCCTATAAACCAGGGCCGTGGATGCCGAAGGACCAAGCAATGGTGCCTGTTCACCCGACACCAGCACCATGGTCTACGCCGAAACTGGTTCAGTACTCTGGGGATAAGGGGTTACCAGTACCTGGTGTGGTTGGTGCTTGTGACAGGCAGGTGTTCAAAGGCACAGGAGCGGACTGGGACAGATTCAGAGGGATTGGCAGACGAACTGACTCAGTAGAGAGACAGGTAATTTCTGATGAATTTCCAAGAAGCACTGGCTAGTACGCTGCATGAGTACAATGCAGCTACAAGAAAATTCAAACCATTCAACTCAGCTCATGAGGGGTACGCTGTGCTAGCTGAGGAAGTGGATGAGCTATGGGAAGAGGTAAAGAAAAAGCCATCAGAGGAACGTAAGAACCTGATGAGGGCTGAGGCTATCCAGGTAGCCGCTATGGCTTTACGGTTCCTACAGGATTGCTGCTAAGGACGTTCTCCAGGGTGGTTGATATCTGTCCCACCGAGACCCTTGCGCTTCTTTTTGCGCTTCCTGACATGCTCTGGAAGCTTTGAACCTTTGGGCGTGGCTTCATCAAACTCAGAGGCAATCTCTGGGTGATGAATGTGCATATAGGCCGCCTGGGCTCTACTCTTCCAGGGCATTGCTACACCGACTTAACAATTTGGTCCTTCCTACGCGGCGACAGATATGGCCACATTAGTACAAGCGCCTTGGATACGTCCTCCAATGCTGACAGCTGATATCTCCAGACTGGTTTATATCTAGGGTTCTTGCGTACTGCAGGAGCATATATGGTGCCTCCGAACTGGTTCTTGAAGATTTCCAAAGGCTCACGGTCGGTCATACCGATAGACACAGATATGGTTGGTCTCGGCCGTGCTCTAATTGAGCCGTCTTTGGCTTTATAAGCCCTGCATGAACCAACATAACCCTCTCCTTCAAATAGCCCCGCGCAGTATGCAATTTGGTTTGAACTAAGCATCGCTGCTATTGTTTGGTTTCTGATGAAACTTCACATACTGGGCCGCGTCAGCAATGGCGTTGGCCCTTTCTACTTGGTTCTGTGTTAGCAGAGCTGCTGTGTGACCCTTTCCTACAAGGCTCACTACCAGGTCCAGAAGCTTCACCGCCATGGCAACGATATCTTCAGGGCTCATCAGCCATCCGCCAGTACATTGACAATGTAGTCAGGGATTGTTGGGTTTCCAGCAGTTAGGTCTGTAACGACTCCAGCAATGACTGCTGCTGCGTCTGCTCCACCATTGGCTGCGCACGCAGTAGCGTCCAGTGGGGTAATGTCGGCTAGTGCGGCAACGATTAGGTCGTTGGTGTCAGAGCACTTGGTGTTGATGGCATCCTGTACAACCTGGATTACCAGCTTCATCTCCGTAGCACTGGCTTGTGTTCCTAGTGCTAGGTGGCCGCGCATGGTTTCAATTACACTGGAATAATCTGTATCTGCAATGGTCATCGGGAGCAGTCCTTTAGACAGCTGGGTCCTGGTATACGGTCAATTGGTACATCACATAGACCAAACTTATAGTCTACGCCCTTACGGCATTCACAGGCCTCAGACTCTGTCTTGGCCTGAACTACGCAAGCGCTCTGTTCAGCTGCGTACAGGTCACCTGGACTAGGTACATACGTGTTACAGCCGGCGTTGCAGTGGGCAAGCACTGCGGCCATAACGGCCACGATGCCTGCCTTTATAAGCTCCTCAATGCCTCTCATATTACTTGTCCTTCTCCGAAGGTGGGTCTGTTGGACCCTTTGCCTTCATGTATGTTTTAGACCCAACCCTACCAACAACTGCAAAAAGCATGTACTCAACTGTCTCTGGTTTCAGCTTGCCAAGACCAACCAGAGTACAGACCCCCGCAAAAGCTACCACCCATAGCAGCTCTGTGTCTGTGACCTTTGCAAGAAGGTCCTTCATCAGAAGGTCTCTACTGGCTGGTCTGGGCACGGATGCATCTCAATGTTGCCACAGTCGTTCTCAAAGCAGAAACCTAACAAGTCATCTGCCTTCAGACATGCGGTACGCTGTGGAAGCTCCACAGGAAACATGATGTTGCTTGGGTTGCGGGAAATGTGAGGGATGCCCCATACGTGTCCCAGTTCATGCAGAGAGACCCTATGACACTCATCCTTGTTCAGGCTGCGGTCCTGGTAAAAACGGTCCACAACCAGGCTCATGCGCACTGGTGGACCATGGGTAACTAGACCAAGGAGACTACCCTCTCCCTCATTGTCTATTTCCACTACCACTGGATTCTCACCAGTTACACGCAATAGGACGTTGTCATCCTTGTGCTTCTGTACGCTTACAGCGTCCTTGGAATTGTAATCCCAGACAAACTTGGCATCTGCCAAACCTGAGGTCTGTTCACGCCACATGTCAGCCGACCATTCCACGCAGGCACGCTCCTCTGGGAGAAACTGTGCATCAGCGTGCATCACAATACGCGGCTCCTGACGTCCTCCAAGGCATCCCACTGAACCGAGTGAAGCAATCCACAGGACAATGTATAGAACTAGGTTTTTCATCGTTACAGGCTCAGTGAGTATCGGTCGTTTACGTATGCCAAGACTTGGTCAAACTGTGCGTTGGTGAATATTGTATGGCTGGCCGCTATCTCGGCAATAAGGCCGCTATAGTAGTGGGTGTGTAGGTAATCATGACCTACATGGAATATTCCGCCTAGAGCAAAGTCGGTCCCTGTAACAGCTTTAGTGGACCAGGCCCCAGAATCTACGCGTAGACGCAGGGTTGTACCGTCAATCTTCCACTGCACCAGATGCCAGTTGGCAGTGCTGCAGGCGATTGGCGTTACTTCCTTGTGGCCAGCGTTGGTAACCTTCCAGAGGCTTACTCCGGCATCAGAGTAGGCTAAACCAACTACACCATTAGTCTCTGTAAACAGCTGTGCGTTGATGTCCTGAGCATCAGCACCCTCATCCACATCTGCTGCAGCTGGCTTTACCAGTACCCAACCAGACCCGGCAGTGATGTCTATAAGCGTCTCCAAGTCGGCATCGCTGCTCATGTGTGAGTTAGTGCCGTTCAGACTGGCTGTTGCATGTCCGTTCAGTGCAGCCCCTGCTGTAGGATGGTTTGCACCTCCCGACAGTGATACAGACCCAGAGGAAGAAGCCCCAGAATGAGCCAGGATAGCGTTAGACGTGTCCGATGGTGTGCCTACCCACGGTGTGGCTGTAAAGTCACGGTTCCAGAGGCTTAAAGGAAGGCTATTAGGGAATAGCGTTAGACCTGCCCCATTCAGGTCACTGGCTGTACCCGAAACACCCCTGTAAGCTCTGCCGAACCTAGGTTGTGGCACGTATACCGTGGACATTATATTTTATTGCGCTGTACCAGCGGTGAGCTGACCTGTACCTGTAGAGTACCTACGCCTGTAGCAATAACGTCAATAACTCCGTGCCTGTCTGGGTTTACATAAAATGTACGTCCAGGCTGGTCTGCCTTCACTAGCAGCCCATTGACCGCAGTGGTCCCAGCAGCAGCTGTGGTGGGTTTAAAACGCACATAGCAGTCCTTTGTGGACGCTTCCAGCGTAAGCATAACGCTACCCTTTGGGGCTGATGTGCTCAGCGCTGTGACCCAGTCATAGTTAGCCGCTGCTCCTGATGTGGCTACAGACAGGACCTGGTGCTCGGCATCCACAGAGCTGACAGTGGGTGCACAGATTGCAAAAAAAGCTTCTAAGGGGGATGCCATGAGGGGTTTACTTTCTGAAAAGTGACGTTATCTTGAGGCAGGGACAAGACACCTGAAAAGGTTCTAAACAGACAATCGTTCAGTAACAGTCATTAGATTAGTAGCTTGGTTAGACATTGGTTGACTGACTGGCTGTGATTGGTTCTGAGCTTGTGGTTGAGGCTTCTTCATGAAACTAGCCTGAACTGCTCCAATATATTCTGGAGTCCAAGCAGAATCCAGTGGGGCATCCATGGCAACACTGAGTAAGCCTATTTTACCCATTGGCAGATGCTTACCAGCTAGCTTCATCTGGTAGATTTCCTCTGTAGCAGTTGCTACCAGCTCTCTGTGAAGGTCTGGATAGACATATTTCACAGCGGCTACCTCATCCCTGCTGATAGAGCCATTCTCCAGACCCTTCAGTAGACTCATAGGCTTCTGGATGATGTTCATCTGCCGGTCAAACTGGTACTCCTTTAGGGTTGGTACCTTGCTCACAGGTATCTGACGTAGGCTGTGGACCGCCTTGGCAGACTGTCTGGCTGGCATGTTGTAGGTCAGGTACTGGATAGCCCTACTGTTGGTGTCCTGAAGCTGTGATGCTAGCTCAGGATATCCCTGGGAATACAGCATCTCCGTGTATTTACGTACCTTTGCCTGGTGACCATCAGAGAGCATCTGTTCAGCTCTACTGTACTTATCCTCAAAGGACTTACGGGTAAGTACATCCTTTGGCACAGTAGCCTTCTCAGAAGGCTTGTAAGAGGCGTTTACAGCCTTGGTACCAGACCCAAGGAATGCCTTCACAGAGTCCTTTATCTGGCTTCTGACAGTGTTTGTGGCAGCAGCAGCCTTCTGGCCCACAGACATGTCAAAGGCCATCTGAGCCATGGCAGGCTCTACCCGCGCGCCAAGGTTCTTTATTATTCCCTTGCCGGCCAACCAGCTTATAGAGGCTGCTGGATGGCCTAGGATTGACCCACCTATGGCATAGGCCAAGTCCTTGGGGTTTATGCTTGGCTCAGAGGAAAGGAGCTTGTTGGTCATCTTCTTGCCAAGAGAATCTTCAAAGCTCTTGGCAACCATCTCCCCAGCAGAAGCAGCAGAGTACTTATCGGCTATACCCTTTAGGTGCTCACCGGTAAGCTCAGCACCTTCCATGGCCGAGCGTATCTCACTGTCCACAACAGACAGGACCTGTGTTTTTAGCTCTCCAGATACCTTTGATGCTATCTGGTCCCTGGATTCTACCCACTTGCTCCAGGTAGGGCGCTCTCCGAGGCTGCTAAGCTGTTCCTTGACCTTAGCTAACCCGGATAGCGTGTGTTGTTCCAGGAAGGTACCTACCTTTGGGGCTGCTATCTCTGTATCCAACCTATTGTTGATACGGTCCAGTGATGGTGAAAACTGAGGCGCAGACTCATCCAGTGCCTTTACAGCGGCAATACGCTCAGCTTGCCACGCTGCCTTACCTGCCTTGATACCTTCCTGTAGGGTAGAGTCAGCACTGCCTATCTTTGCTCCTGTACCACCCTTCTCCAGGGTCTCATTCAGGACTTTGTAGGTATCGGAGACTGACCTGGTGCCACCTTCCGAAAGTTCTGTTAGGTCCTCCGCGGAAGCGCCTAGGCGCCTAGCTACAGCCCCTTCTCCAATTTTACCCCCAAGGACCTTCCTGCCTAATCCTCCAAGACTTTCAACGGCTTGTGAGCCTATAGAACCAACTGTCCCCAAGCTTCCCCCAAGGAAGGCTCCAAAAAGAGCACCATCCTGGGATGCGGCAAGAAGCGCCTGTGCGGACAGCGGTTTGTTGTCCAGAAGACTGTCACCTAGGGTATGACCGAGGTTTATGGCAGAACCCTCTACAGCGCCCCTGGCTGCCATTTGGAGAGGTTTTGACCATAGCCGGCCTAGTACCCCAGTACCCTCCCCTAAAAGCCCTCCTACAAGCCTTTCTGTGCCACTGCCAGCCACATCCAGTAGACCTGCAGGTGACAGCCTAGCCAGACCGGATAGACCAGCTGACTCACCACCTGTAGCCAGGGCTGGCAGGATGGTACCAGCTATATCCCCAGCAGTATAGAATGGACTTGTCTGAGCTGCTTGGACGTGTCCGGGGTCTACATACCCCAACCTGGCAGCCACACCCGGACCTAAACCCAGGGTTACGCCAGATGCTAAGCCCATACCGAACTTACCGGCATCGCCCCAGTTCTGGTCTACGTAGCTAAGGTCCCTAGCTGCACCCTCTGAACGGATACCTTCTGCCTCAGAGATAGGAGTAGCCCCATGCTCCAAGGCAGATGCTAGCTGTTCCTCCCCTTGGACACGCCAAGGAAGGCCTCCCAGCTTTACTACTTGCTGGTCCTTTAGAGGCTTGTCGCCACTATCTCCCACTCTTTAGCCTCTCTATGGCCTGTAGGGCTGCTGGGGAAAGCATCATTCTGGAGGCTGGTGAGGAAGAAAAAGGTGTCTCAGGTTCCTGTCCTGGCATAGAAGCGTTGACGCTCTGGGGTTTTACAGACTGGACCTCTTTAGAGGACCTGGGGCCCGTGTAGCCCTTTATGCCCTGGAATGGCATAGGCTGTGAGCCTTGACCCATATAGACCTCCCACTCCATACGGGTAAGGTTACTTTTGGCCTGACCTAGGATGGCTTTCATCTGGGCCTGAGCACCCTCCGAGATGTTACGCTGGAAGTTCTTAATGGCCTCCCAGGAGTGGTCCGTCTTTATGAACTCATCCTTTGCCTTTTGCTCACCTTCACTTACGGCACCACCAAACTTTTCATGAGTCCATTCAACAACGTTTCCAGCAAGCAGTTGCTTAAAGTTGTTTACAGAGGACTGTACATCTCTTGCCAGACGCTCATGCTCCTCCGTTGGCTTTGACCCTGCAGCTAGCCACTCAGCAATTTTCTTTACGTTTGCAGCGCCTATTACCTGAGACGTCCGCGGGTTCAGTAGTTTGTCTACATCTCCGCCGTATTTGCTGTCAGCCACAGCCTGCATGACCTGTATGTCATGTCCAAGTTGTCGGTAGGAGTTTAGGCGTGCCGCTATTGGGTGAGCCTGTGAGCCTATCTCCTTCTTGTCCTCTGCCAACTTATCCACATACTCAGCGCGGTCCTTGTTGAACTTGGCGACGTTTCCACCAGTAGTCCTGACAACGTCTGCTACCTGAGCATCAGTCATCCGTACATCTATCTTGGTTGGGTCTCCACCAGCCTTGGCAGCAAGGCTCTTGACCACAGACATGCGCACAGCTGCTACACGGTCAGTTATTCCAGGGACGCGCTCTTCCAGAACCTTCTTTGTCTCAGGAGAGAGCCATCCTATGCCACCGCTTGGACCAGATGACTTACCAGTAAACAGTGCGTCACCTGAGCCCCCAGAGCTTTTTACAGCCTGAGCGGACTTAGCCACATCAGCCTGTGTTGTTGGAGCTGCTAGGCCTGTCATTCCAGGCTTCCAGGAGCCCTTCAGTGGGGTAGGACCCACCCCTGGCAGAGCCGCACCTACAGCCTGACGCTCCTTCTGGATGAGAGGATTCTCCAGCTTTGGCATCTCCAGGACTGCGGCCTGGTAAGCCCTGATGCGGCCCTCATTGGCCTTCATCATCAGCTCATCGGAAATCATATTGGCACGCTCACGGGCTATGGGACCCTGGAACTGTGCAGCTATACGCTTTAGTTCCATTCCAGCTACACGGTTGGCCTCGGAGAACGCAAGCATATCACCTGCGTTCTTGTCTCCCATAAACTGCCTATATGCTGCCAGGTTGCTCCTAAGCTCACCTAGGTGCATGTCGGCAAGTGCCTTACGTTCAGAAAAGTCCTGAGCAACAGCGTGCTCTATGGTGCGTAGGCCTACAGATGGGTCTCCAGGGCTGCCACCTGCCACTAGGGCTGCTCCAAAGGCAGCCAGAAGGCTTCCGGGCTTACGCCAGTACTTTCCCTGGTCTGCCAGGTCATTGCTGTAGTACTGGACCGCCTGGTCTAGCTTGGCCTGACGTGCTTGGACCTCCTGCTCCCTACGGAGCTGGTCCTCACGCATGATGGCCATCTGCTTCTGCTGGCGTAATTGCTCACCAGTAAGCCAGTTAGCAGTACCTTGTGCTTCCTGCTCCTGAGCCTGTCCTATCAGTCTCTGGCTAACGGACATGTCCTGAGGGATGGTCCGATAGGTTTCGTTGTAGAGGTCCTTACCCTCCTGGCCCTGAATCTTGCTGTAATCTTCCAGTTGAGGGCTAACAGCCGCTCCTGCACCAGCAGGCCTACTTGGTAGGTATGGGGCAACTATACCAGTTAGAAGCTCCTGAGCGTTTACGCCGGAGGTCATGTCCCTGTTCGCAGCCGTAGACCCAGCAGTGCCTTCAAGCTCAGCTATGTCATTGACAGTAAGCTGCTTGCCTTCTGGCATAGGCACGTCTGTAACGCGCGGCTGAATACCAGGCTTCGGAGAGGCCTCTTCATCAAGACGCTCCGCTAGACCACCAGGTACACCCTGACCATACAGGAACGGAAGTGTAGGCATTTATCCTCTGCGGTATGGCTCAGTAACGATAGAACCGCCTATACCCCTTGGTCCTGGGGGCACTTGACCAGCAGCCCTGGCAGACTCAACAGCATTCATGGCACGCTGCTGACCAGGTTTGACACCAGCACCTGCCTGAATCTCCTGGTTTATCATCCCTTGACGGATGATATCTGGGTTTAGGCCTACCTCTGCATGACCAGAGCCAGGAAGCTTGCCGGCATCCAGTGCACCCATGAACCCACGTCCACCTCTACCAGCTGCGGTATCGCTTACAAAGAAGCCGTCTTCATAGTGACCACCTGTTTTTGGGACATACACTGGTGTCTGTGAACCGAACGTAGAACCAAGTGTTCCACCGCGGAGTGGTGCAACTGGAGCCTGGTATCCAGGCATAACACTGGGGTCGTAACCACCAGCGTATTTCATCATGTCGGCGTGTTCTTTCTGCTTCTGCTGCTGGATGTAGTCATCTGCAAGCCAACCATGAGGGTCAAACTGATTGTTGAAGTAACGTCCTTCTGCACCCATCTATATTACCGACCCTCCCAGACCAAACATCTGCTTAGACTTTATGCGGTCCAATGCATTAAGTGTTGCATTCTTGTCAGCAAGCTCCAGTCCAGCTGGAGTGTACTTCCCACCGTAACTAGCCTCTGAAGCCAGCCCATTGACCCTGCTCCTGGCCAATGCGTTCTTGGCAAGCTGAGCTATAGCCTGTCGTACAAGTGCGTTATCCATTGAACCTGTACTTGCCGCCAGTAGCTGTCGTTCCTGCCTGAGGGACACCCATCGCCGACGTGTTTGTGCCGGTTACGCTTCCTGAATAGCTGGGGCCTGGAGCTGGTGCCGTAGAAGATGTCGGCTTGGTTCCTGCTAGTCCTCCAGATGTTGGTTGGGCATATGCGTTTATGGTCTGACCAAGAGCGTTGGTCATTGTGCCCATGGTTCGCATGGTCTGCTCCTGGTCTGTCCTCTGAATGCCGGCATTTGTGGCCGCCCCCTGAGCGTTCAGACCCTGTGCATTGTTATAACTGCCTGCACGTATAGCATTGGACTGGACGTCACCGTTGAACTGAGTGTTGTACGGGTTCTGGAATGCGTTGTAGTAGCCAAGACCAAGATTACCGTACTGGGCCCCAGCACCAAGATAACCCTGGCGATACTGGTTCATGAGCCCAGCGTTCTGTAGAGCCATATTGTTACCCATACCAAGGCGCTGAATGTCCTGGTCACGCATCTGACCAGACAGCCCGCCATACAGGCCCCTGGCATTAGCCATCTCCTGGGCACGTAGCTGGGCTGCCTGGTTATACGTGTTGTTCATAAGCGCAGCAGAGTTACTGGACGCATTGCTTCCAGCCAGAGCTAGTGCGGCATTGCCACGTGCTGACCCGGCCTGTGCTTGCTGGGCTGCCAAGGACTGGTTTAGTCCCTCTGCCATCTGGTACTGAGCTGCGCTAGGGGCCATCCCCATAGCTGCTTCACGGGCCAGCTGGACAGCGCCTGCCTGGTCGCCAGACCTTACGTCTGCTTCACGGTCAGATAGGTCCTGGTTCTCATATGCCTGAACGCCGACGGGGCCCATGCCCATTGCAGCTAGACGCTGGGCTACGGATTCATCGTATGTGGACCTGCCAAATCCAGAATTGGCTATATAGTCCTGATTTTGTACACTACCAGCATACTGTGGGTTTGCAGGGTTGTACGGCTGGTAACTGGTAGGGACCTTATCTACGTCATCACCAGCTCCGAGATAACCAAGAGCGCCACCAACTAGGGCCCCACCAGCGGTACCCCACGGCCCAAGCACAGACCCGGCTGCCGCCCCAGAGGCAGCACCACCAGCAGTCGCAGCAAGTTTACGGTCCATTACTAACCCTTCTGAGTGGAAGGTAGCTTCCTACCACCTCCACGTACACCAAGTCTTACTGTAAGCCCATATATATCAAACTGTTGACCTGAACCAAAGGATGTAGGTGTCGGGTCGGAAGTAGCCAGTTTGAAGCTCATTGCCTGTACCGCCTCTACTGGAGGCTGTGTTCCTAGCTCAACTACCGTCAAAGCGCCTGTAACAGTTGGTGTAAATGATGACACGGATGTATAGCTGGTGCCATAGTTCGCAGCATAGGAGCCAGTAACCGTACAATCCGCGTTCCGCTGTCCTGTCAATATCAGCTCCGATACGCGGAGCCTGTCCTGCTTGCTCTGGGACTTAACCCAACCCGTCTCCAGTAGCGTCTGGACGAACGCATCTGCGGAGTCATGGTCTACATAGCCAGACTCAAGCCAGACCTTGGAGTAGTCCAGGAACACCAGTCTGCCAGCAGAGGCTATAGATAGGGCTGAGTTACCGACCTCAGCATACGCCACATCCTGGAAAGGTGAGCCATATCCAAGGCTGTTGCGGAGTTTGTACTTGGTCCAAGCGTCAGTCTGTGTGTTGTAGACTACGGCTATTCCAGTACCACCAGAACCGCCACCAGCTTGTAGCTCCCCAGGATAGGTACCAGCACCGTTACCAACTATCCACACAGCTCTACCTGTCATGGGGTCAAATGCAGCACCACCATGATAGGCGTATGTGGTCAATGCTGACTTTACACGCTCACCAGTCCACTCCACCTGGAATCTGCGTGTCAGTGTCTCTATGCCGCGCTTAGAGCGGTACATGAGGCCGTTAGGGGTAGAGACAAGGGTCCTTGGGTCGGAGCACCCATAGTCAGTTAGGAGCCTTCTGGGTGGGGAGAACTCCAGGCCAGACCCACCATTCTCCGGCGGACCATCCCCGTCTACCAGCCATATACCGTTGGCACTAAACACAACCAGCGTACCCTCCATACTGGCTATGGCAGTGATTGGCTGGGCACCTGGAACGGTGAACGACAATGCTGGATTGAACCAGTAGGCCTCATTATCCACAGCAAAACTGGAATAGTAGACGTTGCTGCCTCTGGCCACAAACACCCTGTCCTTGTGCTTGCAGGAGCAGGAGCTAGCTAGCGGTGAGTACCTATCCAACGCTGTGCCGGGAGTACCGGGCTGCCTATGGAGAAGCTCATTACTCACCAGGCTGGCATCAGAGGTGCTGTCTGTATAGGTAATGCTGGCAGTTGTGGCCGCTATACCTGTTACTATACCGGTTGTCACTCTGTAGTACTGTGTACCGCCTGTAACAGTTCGGTAAATATGGTATCGGATGTTGTATACGTTTCCGCCGCTGGAGTTGATACCAGCCGACCTATGTGCAGTAACAGCTGGAAAGTTCAGATAGACTGTAACGTTCTTAGCGGCGCCGAGAGTGAGGCTAAACGGATTGGAACACTTACTCAGGTGCCTTCTGCCTGCTGAGTCTACGTGCTCCCACACAGCCAGATAGCTATGAAGGCCCAGGTCAACGCCTGTACCGGCTCCTGCATCAACAGCATACACTGATGGTGTCTGTAAAAAGCCAAGCTCAGATACTACAGATCCATCGTAGCTTGATGTAACTCCACCAGATATAACGTCATCTGCCACGGTCCAGCTGGTAGCATCGGCTAGCTTTAGTATCCTAAACTCTGCAGAATATGCCTGTGTACCAATCTTCTGGATGGTGGACATGGTGTATGTCTTTCCACTATCAGCAGAAAACAGTTTCTGAGGACCAGCGTTGCTCAGATAGTTGCCCAGTCCAGCGTTGTATGCCCCGCCGTATTCGGTGTACCTGTCAAGTACAGCTGCAGCGGAATATTGTAACTGGGTGGAGTTGCTGTAGATGGCATCAAAATCAACCAGGACGCAGTTTCCTGCAACCGTGGTCAGACTGTGCCCAGCTCCCAGACCGGCGTCAGGGAGGTCTATAAGCGCCGCATACCACCTTGCCGTAGTGGAGTTGTAGTTAGGGCTGGTCGCCACACCCCAACCAGGGAGTGTAAGGTTGCTGGTAAATACACTGGCAGCGGAACTACAGGTCAATACCCTAACCGTAGCCATGCTAAAAGAGCCCAAAGTTGTGGTGAACTGGGCTAGCAGTTTGCAATTGCTACTAGAATCCACGCCCACACAGAACCGTGCAGCTGACAGGGTTGCGTCTGTGTCGGTTACAGTCCTTGTGGTGGTCAGGGAGCTGTTTATCACCTTCATCAGCCCACGTGGTGTGCTGTTGAGCCCAACTATGTAGAAGTTGGTCCCATCGCCTGCCATGTCATGAATCTTGTTGGTATCAAAGCCAGCAACGGAACCTGTGGCAGTTTCTGCGGCTGAGGTATTCACCTTGGACAGATTACCGTTCAACATTACAACTATGCTGAAACTGGTACCTGCCTGAGCTGAAACTACGTACGTGCCAGATGTGAGCGCTGTGCCACTAGGAACAGCCTCTGGGAGGCTCTCAGTGTCAAACTGGAAGACCTTTGCACTAGCAGACTGTCCCAGGTACACGTGCAGGTAACGTGCGTCTACAAGGCACACAGAGCCTGTAGAGGTGGCATAGTTTATCTGGTAGCTACGTACAGCGTGACCTGTGGCTGGGTCTAGGAAGTAGACAAAGCAGTCAACGGTGTCTGTTGTTACAAGTATGCTGTAACGACTGGTATAGGCTGTACCAATCATGCGTGGGGTGGAATTGACTACAGACCCTGCACTGAACGGCTTGACAGAGAACTGGCCGATAGCCCCCTTGGCAGTGAGAGAAGCCTTGGTGTTGGACTGAACGGTTGGGCCTATACCGCTGTATTCGTTGACGCTTATAGTCCCACCACCTGTGGATGCACCAAGAGCGTTGGTGCCTATAGCTAACAACCCCCTGGAAGAGGCCAATAGCCTCCACATGGGCGTTACCGAGTACACACCGGCTACGTTGTAATCGTTCTCGTCTGAGACGGAGTAGAGACCTTTGCGTGACTTCATTACACCACGCGTGTTGAAGTCCAGATTCTCTACGTTCTTTAGGCCGTGTGTCCAGTCCATAGACTCAGGCCTCACGGCCTCATTCAGGCCGCTTGAGAAGTCTATGTCTATAAGCTCACGGTCTACTACTGCTGGTGTATGTGCTGGCATCTACCGTTCTCTTATTGATACTACAGAAACATTCACCCACTGACCAGGATACGGCTGCGAAGGGTCATACACACCGGCCACTGACCTGGTGTGCTGAAGCTCCAGGCTGTCCACAGAGGTAGCAAAGACACCTACCGTTGCACCTGCATCTATACGTATAGTCTCCGTGAAGTCCAACGCCACTGTAATAGTAAAGTCTGTGCCGTAGTTCAGGAAAAACTTCTGAGCTGGCGAAGAGATGCTCATTGAATAGACGTTGCTGTTTGGGGAGCTTGACGTGTCAGGGGCTCCGCCTACATAGAACCTATTGTTTAGAAGCGTTCCCCCGGTGTAGGACTGAAGCTCCACTACACCCTGAAACCTCAGTTCCACGTCATAGGATTTGCCTGCTGCACCAGGCATAACAATAGAGTCTGAGTCAAACAGTGGGCAGTTCCAACCAGTTGCCGAACTGATACCTGACGCCGGCAGCCTCCATTTCAGACTCCCGAGCACAATAATCGGGTCAGTCTCCGCTGCGGCATCCGTGGCAGGGATGGTGTCTATTGGAGCCCCTTGTAGGTAAGGCACTATACCCCCGATGGTGCGTTGGAGTCATACACCGTGAGCCTATTTAGCCATATGAGCATGCTTCCAGTATCGCCTGTGGAAGCATTGTCATTGGAAAATAGGCGTATGGCACCTGAGCCCGGAGCTGGTGTGTTGGAGATTGTTCCAAGCACTAGGTCTGTCCAAGAACCGCCGTTTATCTTGTATTTAGCTACAGAGGCAACGTTGCCACCAGCGGCCAGGTACACCTCTACAGAGTCCCCAGCTGCAAAGGATATGGCATTGGTAGAGGCCGCCTCTGAGCCGTTAGCTATCTTTACATACAGCTTTTTATCGGAATCCTTGAACTTGGCATAGTTCTGTCCGTTGGCTCCCCATGACCACAGATACCACTCAGTCTCTGTGCCACGCGTAGAAGCATCAGTGTTCCAGTAAATCTTGGTAGAACTGGCATGCCTAACCACAAACTTGGCATAGAACTTGAACTGATTATTTGCGGCTATGAATGTGGAGCCTGTGGCCCTGGTAAGCACATCCTTAGACCGCAAGGTAGCCGTGGTGGCAATGGCCTCTGTAAGCGTAGGGCCGTCCTCTATCTGGGCGAAGTCGGCAATAACATCCCTGGTTCTGGACGTCTGACCTCCAATACCTGAGGTGTCGCGTGCATCAGACACAATGGCATAGCGCCTACCAGTTCCTGAGGCCTTGGTTACAGCCAGCCTCTGCCAAGTGCTGTTAGCCGCTGCCGTGACGAATGTTCCTGCGGAAGAGGCTGCATTCTTCCAGTAGAAAATCATATCGTTAGAACCGCCGCCAGTCTTCTGCCAGGTGCTCCACGCAAGGGCCTCTGTATTGTCAGAGCCAAAGTCGTAGTAGTTACTGAAGCTAGTACCAGAGACAGTGCACTGAATACGCGTCCCACCTAGATTACCCTGGTCAGGTGAGTCAGACGGGTATGTATTTGTGATACTTGTACCTACAGACCATGTGGTGCCAAGTGTTGCTATGTTTCTTGGAGAACCTGTGCCTGGAAGCCTATTGAATGTGTTTGGCTGGATTACAAGGCCCCTGTTTGCAGCGGTAGACCCAAGGTTTCCGATGCAGGCGTCGTCTATCTGTCCGCCGTCGTAGACCGTGCTAGCCGAGGTCTGGACCGTGGATACCGTAGCCCTGGTAAACGTCAAACCAGTGCGCGTAAGGAACGTAGCGGCTGAGTAGAAGCCTAGGGACAGACTGGTAAAGTCAAAGTCGTACAGGTCCCTGTTGGACGTAACTGGGTCATAGGCCACGTGTGTGTGGACAGACTCATCCCAGAATACTGTCTTGTCGGAGAAACCAGTTACCTTGACGTCAATGGTGTTGTTGTCAGTTACGACGATGTCTACGCCACCAGGAAGCTGTCCCAGCTGCATGGCGGTCTCTGTGTAGTCCTTGATAGAAACGCGCGTGAGTGTGCTTCCAGAGCGCCTAAACGTGGCTTTCTTTAGGTAGTACCCACCCTGTAGACCGTCGGCACGGAAGCTGTAGTTTACTTCCGCTGTTACTGTAACAAACACGTCCCCATAGCCAGAATTGATACTTACGGCGGTAGGGAAGGCTGTCTGTGTGCCGTTGGTGGTATTGATGGCACTCCACTGACTCCAGGCCAACCCGTAAGAATCGTTGCGGTGGAACTCCGTTCTAGTGGATGTATGTATAGGTGTGCCTGTGTGAGTAACTTCCCCAGTAGAATGACTGACCGTCATCTTGGGGGTTCCGTCTATGACACCAGCGTTATTCCACAGAACGTAGGTATCGTCTCCTAGGTCCAGTGGGAACCCAAGGTCAGTGCTGGCTGTGGTGCTCACAGCAAGCTTAGACTGGGTCTCCTGCACGCTTTCAATGCGTATCACTGCCTGGCCAGCTATAGAGCTACGGAGCTTTAGGAAGCCATCCTGGAGGGACTGGGAGCTATCTACAAGCTCAGTGATGCTGTACTGGGCACAGTTGGTATTCCTGCGCCAGGATGTCACATACCAACGGATGGGGCCCTTGAAGCCGTGGTTTAGAGTGACTGTCCCACCAGCAGGCATGGACACGTCAAACTCTATGTAATCGTTCGGTAGACGTGCCTCCAGCCGCTCAAGGCGCTCCAGGGCCCTGGTCATGGCAGTAGCTAGCTTGGCAGGGTCCTTTACAGCATCCAGGTCTACGTAGTTGCTCTGATTCTTGGACCTGGTGCGCTTAGGGATATTGCCGTTACGGTCTACAAACCTAGGCATTAGGACCCCGGTATATAGCCTTGGAGGTAGTACAGCTCCAGCTTGTCACCGCGTATACCGTAGGCATTTACAGTATTGTTGTAGAAGAACCATGGCGACGTAGTGGCCTTGCGCTTCCTGGAAACTCTTATGGGCTCTCCAAGGTCAATGTTTCCCATGTCACGGATACGCTTCTCCAGCTCCGCCTTCCGTCTGGCGTATACCCCGTAATCCTCCTCACGCTTCAGCTTTACCGCACAGGCGGCCGTCATTAGGAGATGCTCCTCCCATCCGTTGACACCGTCAAACGTATCGGAATCTCCTGAGGTCTTGGCCACAAATGGGATGTAATAGGCCCGGATGGGTACAACGGCTGTAGGGGGACGGAAGTCCAGTATCTCGGATGGTTGCACCCTCTGAAGCTGGCGCAGCTGTGTACCGTTATTCTCCTTCACGTACAGGTTGGTGAGTCTGTAGAAGCTGGAGCTTACGTTAGAGCTTATGGGGTACTCCAACTGGCCTGCAACGGTGTTGAAGTCTGTGTAAGTAACGTACTTTTCACCAAGCCCAGAGCTGCAGATAACGTCGTAGGTCTCTGCAAACGCACTGTCTAGAATGGCGTTCTTCTCTGCGGCAGAGAGGTGGGTATCGTTCTCTATGTCACAGATTTGCTCAAGCCTGGTGCGTAGCTCGGAGCGTGTGTAAGTTCTTGCCATACCTAAGCTATACCATGAAAAAGGGCCGGAGGTAGTTAGCCCCCGACCCTGTGTTTAGTCCAAGCTTCTACTACTTGGTTTTCTGGAAGATAGCCACTATGGTCACCTGGTCACCAGACGCCAGCTCGGTCTGAGCTGTGGTGTCATTATCCCAGGCCTCATACTTCACCGTAGCCGCAGCAGCTGCTGTTTCTGCCGTGAAGGTACCGACAGATGGTCGGAGATTCAGGTTTGCAGCATCTGCAGCAGCCCAGTGGGTTAGCTGAAGGTCCAGGAGAGGTCCGACAGGCATCCCGCGTGCAAAGGTAATGGTGTATTTACCAGTTGCTGTTTGGGCAACACTGGCAAATCCACTACCGTTGCAGTTGGTAGCCTTTGTATGTGCCCCGGATGAGCCTATGTCCCACTTAGAGACAAAGACTAGGACTTCATCATAGGCAAGCATTGGACAGAATGACATGGTCCTTCGGCCTTACGCAATGACAGCGGCTTCAGCGGTGCTGCGCCCATCTGTTGCGTTGTTTGTGGCCTGAACCCAGGCTCGGAGGTCAGTGATTGCCGCGTCCTCAATGAGGTCAATTGTCCGCTTGATATACTCAGCTGACATTGGAACACCGAGGGCTAGGCACCGACGGCACTCAGCAAGAAGCTCTGTGCCGTTCCGTGTCTCAGTAACTGCCGCATCTACAGTCATGGCTTATTATCCTTATGCTACGCAGAAGTTGGTGAGCTGGACATGTGGTCCAGGGTTCTTGCACTTCAGGTTGCCATAGAAGGCAAACCGAACCTCATAGGCGTCAGCATCTGGCCGACGTAGGAATTCAATCCCATCGTACTTGGCAAGGTGAGGAGCAGCCTTTAGGCTGAAGAGGCTGAATGCATCCAGCTTGAGCAGGAATGCCTTGTTGCGTGGGCAGAAGGGGTCCGCAAGAATCTCAATTGGACCGTTCTCACCCTCAATTGTGACTTCAGAGAAGCTGTAGTCCCCAGACTTCCCACCAGGACGATTGAATACAATCTTGCTGGAAAGAGACTTCTTGAGAGTTGCTGCTTCAATGTTGTTGCAGACCAGGACGTTGGGGTAACCAATTCCCTGGAAACCTGCCTGTGCGGACGCATCAACTACAGCGTCTTCTGGTGCCCAGCTCTGGTAGTCAATGCTCTGACCGGCAAGACGGACTGGGTCCGAGTTGCGGTTTAGACCAAAGAGTGTACCTGGTGCTGAACCACCAGCCACGTAGCCCTGAAGGCCTGTGATGTTAACAAAGGAGCTTCCTGCCTGGTCACCATCACGGACAAGGTAATCGGAGTTGACGAAGCTGGAGATGTTGGTATCCCAGTTTGCCGTTGTGGTAAGTGTCCGGTTACGCCGGTCAATACCAGTAACGCGCGCACTGCCGGAACGGACGGATGGGCTGGTGCCTGTACCATCAACCGCCTTGAGCTTCATGTTTAGCTCAAAGTAGTTCATGTTGGTTCCAGCGGCCAAAGTGATGGTTGTGTCCGTTACCGAGCCCGACCCACCGCATGTGCCGAGAACACCGTTGCCCGTACCATAGAGGTACGTTGCCATAACCGACATCTCGGTCGTAGCAATTCCCTTGGTCTCATTGTCCCAGAGGTCTACAAGAGCCCCCTCAGACTTGACCGCAGCCTCTGCAGCCTCACCCGTAACACGGGCAATGCCGTAGTGCTGAACACGTGTCAGGGCAAACCGTAGGTAATTACCCTGATATACGTTGGCTTGTGCTTGTGTGAAGTCCTGGCTAGAACCCTGTGGGTTGGCGTTCTGGATAGGGACATACGCAAGCTCACCAACGAAATCTGTGTCCTTCTTCAGACGCTTCTGAAGGACGAACATCTCATTGATAGACTTGGGAAGTTCTCCATTTGGATAGAGAACCTTTAGTGCGGCTTGTGAGCCACTAAGAGTCGCTGTCATTTTAGAACCTAAGTTAAGTTAAGAAAGCTTTACTAGTCTTTACGGGAGTTTGCTACGGCTACCTTTACTGCCTGCTTAGCTGCTTCCCTGCGTTCGTCATCCGGAAGGTCCTTCAGTTCTGACTGAACAAGCGCCCTACGCTCTCCACTGAATTCAGGACTGAGACTCTTACCTTTACCCTTGGAAGGTTCCTTTGAAGACTGTAAAGCCCTACCTTGCGGTTCCTGTTGGACTGTACTTCTATTGGTATACAGTTTTTTAGACCGCTCAGCAAGTTCGTCTTCTAAGTAGTCAAGAATCTGCTCAAAAGAGCCCTCTCTGCCGGATAGCTTACGGAACTCCTCAGCAGTCAAGTCACCAGCGGCCACAAGGAAGTGTTCATTGCCTCCATACAGGGCGTTGATATGAGGGTAGCGCTCCTCATTCTTGGACATGGTCAGGAAGCTGTTTACAACCTGCTTTCGGTTGTCCTGCGCGGCGCGCATATGCGCCTCTTCCTGAGCCTTTCTGGCGGAAGCCTCCTGCTGACGCTGCCAGGCGTCAAAGGCGTCCATACGCCGTTGTAGCTCCATCTGCTGGCGTTTGGCCTGACCCTCTGGAGTGCCTTCCTGGGCTAGGTCCAGAATGAACTGCTCAGGCTCCCAGCCAGCCTCCCTAACAGCCCGCGCTGGGTCCTTTCGTAGAGCGGCCAAAGCAGCCCTCTCCTGCTGGAGCTCATACTGCTGACGCTGGAATTCATACTGACGCTGCTGGATTTGCTCAGCTTCACGCTTTAGAGCTTCCCGCTCCTTGGCTATCTCGGAGTTGGTATCCTTCTTTAGCTTGGCAATCTTCTCCCTGTTCCTAAGGAGCTGCTTTACGGATGCTGATGCTGGGTCAAAGTCCTCCTCATCAGAGTCTTCCTTCTCTGCTTTAGGCTTGCCATCCTTTGGCAGGAACTTGCCATCAGGTCCGCGTTGAGGCCCACCGTCATCATCTGAGGTGTCCTCCTTAGGCTCCTTCTTGGTCCCAGCAGGCTTGTATGGGTCCTTAGCCCTGTCTGACTTGGCGTCCTCAGCGGCTTCTTTACCGGCCTTCTCTGCTGATTCCTTGATGGCCTTCTTTACAGCAGCCTTGGCTGCGTCTAGCTCATCCTGAGGTCTGTCTGATTCAAGCGTTTCTGTCTGTGAAATTGCCCTGCCACCCACAAAGGTGACGTTCGGGCCTTCTTCTGTTGCCATTGTATTCTCATAAGTTATGACCTTTCCTATCGGTCTCTTGTTATCCGCCCAACCTGTTGGCGGTATAGTCTGTTACATCTGACCTGGAGGCATAGCTCCTGGAGGGCCAGCCATTGGAGGCATACCCTGGGGAGGCATGCCCGGAGGCATCCCCTGCGGGCCCATCGGCATAGGACCAGCTGGACCCATGGGGCCCATAGGTGTAGCGCCCATTGGCATGACCGGAGCACCAGGATTCCCAGAAAGAGCAGCAGCAGTGGACATAGCTGGAGGAGCGTTTGGGTCTGCACTTCCAAGCCCTTTCTTCAACAGCACAGCATCATCTATATACTGTGCAAGTAGTCCAACCACAGCGTTATCGGCATCCTCACGCACACGGTACCAGTTGATATAGTCCGTTGTCATCTTGACAATGGTATCCAGGTCATCAAATGGCATCGGAGCCACGTAGGTACCTGTCTTGGTCATGTGTGTAAGGTTCTTGAAGATTATCTCTTCAGATGAAACCTGGAAGTCCCTGGTACGGTTCAGGTCTGGAATCTCCAGCATCCGGAATGCCGTACGGTCATCCAGTGGCAAATTGCCCTCTGAGCGCATCTTTATAATGGCATCTATCTTGCCAGAGAAGGTCTGTGGAAGCTGATTCATAGGCTGTACAAACAGCTTCATGCGTTTCCGGTCTATGCAGACCTCCTCAAAGTCTATGGAATCTATGCTTGTGCTTACGCCTTCAGCCGGAGACTTGGCAATAACTCGGTACCCAGCGTCCTGAAGCTCTTCAGCCTGAAGCGTATACAGTTTGGCCAGTTGCTTGATGAAGTTCTCATACTGGTCATGGAACATGGCATGGCGTGCCTGTCCCTGCTCTATCCAGCGCTCCATAGCAGGAGCTGAGAATTCACGTGTCTGATTGGGGAGGGCACCCTGACCTTCAAACTCAGACACGCCCAGCAGCGCGCGCATCTTCTGGCCCGCACTGTCACGGTCTGAGTACATCTCCTGACTGGCACACTGAGCGTTCCAGTCACGGATACCGTTGATGTCATCAACCTCCAGGATGGCACCAGGGATATCGTCTATATGCTGAGTCTTTAGGCCTATACCATTGCGCACAATGATACGTGGCACACCCATGACATCCTGGGATTCATCAATCTTGCTGCAGAGCTTGTCCAGGAGCTTCTGTGTTGGGGCTAGACGCTTTACAGCTGACTCACCGTAAAAGCCTTCAAACTTCACTCCGAAGCGCATTACGGCCACCGGTAGACAGTCCCATGTGTATGGCTCATCCAGGAGCGTACATCCCTTTACCCAGATGACATGGCGACCGTCTTTTGCTTTTGGCCCTGAAGGAAGGTGAAACGCCTCCCTAACCGTGAGCATGTCGCACTTGGTTGTGTTCTGGGTGCCAAGCTCCACGTCATCGTTGGATGACGCGTCCATGATGCCCTTCATACGGTCGTCTACAGAGCCGTAGAACCCATCCTTGTCGCTGCTATAGGTGTCATAGAGTACAAAGCGGTCCACATGGTCCTTGAAGTAACAGGACCTGGGTTTACCGTGCTTTGCCTCCATACGGTCTACGGCAAAGAAACGTGGGTTTACAGGCCAACTGGTGACCTCTGCATACTCTGACTTTGAATCGTCGGAGTCCTTGTCGTAGTCGGAACACAGCTTGAACCCAACACGGGCCAGACCTGTACCATGTACCAACGTACAGGCGCCTGCTTCAGGAACCACCTCTGAGTAGACACCGGATTCATCAAAGGCACCTTCCAGCCACCGCTGAAGCCCCTTGGCACGGTTCCACTCATCCCAATCTGCCTCTGATACAGAGACACCTGGGACTATCTTGTTTTTGAATACCTGCGCCCACAGAGTCTCTACAGTTGCCTGTAGTTCATTCTGTATCAGCTGCTGGTTTGCTATGAAGTGAAGGCTATCATCGTTTGTAGAGCTGACAGTGGCCCCAAACAGCCTCTCATACTCCCTGTATGCCAGATAACGACCCTGCTGGTCGTCCTCTATCTGCTTTACAAGGTTATCCAGTATCTCATGAGGCTTCCGTCCAAGCTCCTCTGCACGCCACCATTGGGCCTGGGTGAGTCTGGGCTTGTCCTTTGAATCGTCCTCAGTGATATCACCCTTCTTGGGGCTCTCCTGGCTTGTTGGCATGTGCCAATTCTGGCACAGCGGCACAACCTAGGCAATCTATACCGGTAGACTGTGCTGAGACTACCGCCAAAGACATGGCTAGCCTAAGCTTGGCCACAGCTGACCGTATATGCTCCTCAGAGAGGCTTTCAAGGTAATTTGGCCGTGTAGAGTCACAGGCTGTAAGAGCGCAGGAAATGGCGTCTGCAACGTCCAGATAGGCCAGGTCACCTAGGTTTCCAATCATTCTGCGGGCTTTTTCAGCCACAGCGATAGGAACCTTAGGATTTACCACTTACCGCTCCTGAAACTGACGCAGAAACCGCTTAGGGAGCGCAGACCTAGTCTCACGCTCAATAGTTTTGAGGTACTGAGCCTGCTGCTTGGTCTGCCAATCCACCAACCTACGTTGTGACTCTCTGGCCCACTCATCCGTGCCGGGGTCATAGGAGTCAACCCTGGCCTCAGGTGTGGCATAGGCAAGCCTGTGAACCGCAAGCACCCATGCACTAACGATATCACCGTGTGCCAGGCCTACCCTACGCGGTATCTTTATGGTCAGCTTCCCGCCTGGAGAGGCCCTGGAAGCAACCAGCTTGGCCTGCTGGAGCATGCGTTTACCAATATCCACACGTGGAATGGTGACTTTGCCCTCATGAAGCACTGTCCTTGTGCGCACAAAGGCCTCAGAGGGGTTGTTTGGAGCATCCCAGATAGACAGGCCTGAGTCTTCCAGGTGCTCATGTAGCGTGGCCCTGTAGTGAGCGTCAGCTATGACCCCATTGGCCTTATAGAGCCTACATACCTCCGCAAACCTGCGTACGACAGTGCCTGGCTTCAGAGGCTTGCCTGGCTTAGGCTTCATCTCTTCCAGATAGACTGTGATGTACTTTTTACCGTCAAACTGTACTACGGCTATAGCAGAAGAGTCCCTAGTAAACCCCAGGTCACACCCAACTGCCACTGGCAGAAAAGGATTGTGAGGAATAGGCCAGTGGTCAGCATCAGTAATAGAAGCCACCAGAGCACCTCTGTCAAAGAACTCTCCTCCGGTAAGGCCGTCAACCTCGCAGAACAACTCACGACGTGCATTCTCTGGGTCCTTTGCTAGCTCATCCTCAACCATCTGCCGTACGTCGGGGTCATCGCCGCGGACCAGGATTGTGGGCGCCTTGATGGCTACGGCTGTAAGACATTTGCCGTAGTTCTCATCAAACATCTCACCCATCAACGTCTCTACTGGCCAAGGAGTGCTTATAAGCATTCCCTTCCCAGCTGGTACTAGACGCGGCTTTAGGGCTCGGAAGATGTCCCTGTCGTTGACGGCGTAGTCTCTACCTCCTCCACCCTGGGAGTCGTTAGAAGTGAAGAATTCTGCTTCATCCATGAGGAAAGCAAGGATAGTTCGTCCACGCATGGCTGAACCACCTCTAGTTGCCGCAAAAGCTTCAATACGGACCGAGCGTCCATCCGGTCTTCTGAGCTGTATAAGTTCTGTTGTATCTGAAACCACCAGTCGTTCAAGAGCTGGCTGGCTTCTAACCATCTCCCTTGCCATTCGGATAGAAAGCTGCGCAGTTGGCTTATCTGGTGCGACGACAATGACGTATGGGACATCCCCAGGACCTGCCTTTATTTCTGCAGTTACAGCTGTATAAACAGCAAAGGCAGAGCACAGCGTGGTTTTGCCGCTGCCTCTGCCAAGCCTCAGAACGATGTACTTTCTGGCGTCTTTGGTGACGTGTTCTATGCCACCAAACATCTGTATGGCTAGCTCACGTTCCTCACCAGACAGGTCCTCTGGGCTGTAGTTACCGAATGCTACCTTTGCAATGACTCTCTGACCTGGCGTCAGATGTAGTCCTAGGACCTTTTCACAGAAGTCCTGATATTCAAGTACTGCCATAGCTGGTCAGGAAGGATTCGGACCTTCATAGTCCTGTTTAACAGACAGGAGCACTACCGTTGTGCTACCGACCAAAATAGGCTTATCCACCACAAGTCCTGTAGCTGGCCGTGTCACAGCTCTTTGGAACCCTACAAGCCTTTCACCCTGTGCGTTTCAAATGTTTCGGAGTGGAGTTTGAGATAGGGGCTTTCTCGGTGTCAAGTGGTGGGGCCTAAGCCATCGTCTCTCCGATGTGCCAAGCAGTTCCGTCTGCTTCTACTGGTCCAGATTCCAGGTAACGCTCCCGGTGCGCCTTTTGGGCTCCTGTTTTACAGACAGTCTACGCTCTTTACGTAGGTACATCTGGTTGGCCCGATAGTTGTTTTTTTCGTCTAACTCTCGGGTTTGAACGACGCGGTGTTTTCTGCACCGGTCCACTGCCCAGGTGTTGAACCTGGCTATGCACGCTTATAAGACGTGCGCTTTGCTACCGGCCGGCCCGCAGTGGTTAACGTGTCCCATTGTCCCTTCCTTGGTCCCTAAGTGATTTCAGGTACTTAAGCTTCTCTTGGTCTGTAAGGTACTTATTCTTCCTGACCATGTCAACTCCACCAACTGGAGTCTGATGGTATGGGTCTGTGAACGGCTGAGCTTCCATGTACTGCTGGAGCCAGTCTGGAAGGCTGGCATTGGGGTTGCTGGCAGGCGCTAGCGCTCTTTCGGACCTGTGCTGGTTCAACGCCTGTTGCTCCTCCAGATTGACCATCTGAGCCTGTTTGGCGGTCTCCATGGCTGATGGGTCATACCCACCCAAAGACGCGTCCAGGGCCGGCGTAGTGCCACCTAGGCCGGTCTGACCTTCATAGCCGTACTTGGGGATGTAGTCTTTTGGAGGGTCAGGGCTCAAGACTGGCTACGCTTTCCTATATTTATGTCGGACACGACAGACTGCGCAATTCCGTACTCATCAGAAATCCTACGCTGTCTGATTCCGGCACTCAATAGTTCCTTTATGGCGTCCACATCAAGCTTGGTCAACTTCATTTTTCCGTTAGATGACCCGTTGGCTCCACGCCTCTTTCTGTACATATCCAGTATGTTTTCAGATTGTGTACCGAGCACCAGATGCGTCGGGTTTACGCACGCTCGGTTGTCACATGAATGCATGACCACTTTACCTTCCGGGTCCGCACCGTTGTGTAACGCCCAAGCAAGCCGATGGGCCAAGATTGTGCGTCTACTGCCTTCACACTTCACCTGAACATACCCGTATCCGTTTGTATGAAACCAGCCAACGTGAGGCTGGCACTCACTTGTGTCTATCGTCATGATATTGTTCAGGATTAAATGGGCACATATCATGCATTGCACGCTTCAGGGCCCAATTGTTACGCTCGTCTTCCAATGGGTCACCATCCATAGGGATAGGGAAGTAGACCTTGTAGTAGTCCTCAAAGCGCTTAGCTCCAGGCTCACTGGAATGGCTGCAGGCAGCCCATATCTCACAACTGGTGCGGTTTACGTTTTTTAGCTCACAAGCCTCAACCTCCTTGAAGCAGGTAAGGCATAGCGGCCAGGTACGGTTGGTTCGCTGTCCTTCAGGAAGGATGATGTCCCTGTTGACCTGTGCCGACTGCTGTAACTGGCTAGCCAGTGTCCTAGACTTCATTTATACCGTCCTCATTCCTGGACCTGTTGTAGTGCCGGATAGACTCTTCCAGCTGGTGTTTATTGCAGAGCTTTATAAGCCCTTGCTGGTCATACATCAGGTCTGTGTCTGGGTCGTATTTGTGGTCAAGCAGGACCTTCCAGCGTGACCTATAACCCCTGTCAGTCTTGGAGCCGTGGAAGCCATGCTCTATACGGCCATTTACAAAGCCCACATGGCCATGTGTGAGCCTTACTGCCCTGTCCTGCCAGGCCTTCACACGTCTGTGATAGGAGCTGTGTAGACCCTTATTTACGGTCCACTCCCCATCTCCAATCATACTCCAGGCCATATGGTAATCAGCAGAGCCTAGAATGCAGAAGTCCAGTAGACCCTGGGTCTGCTCCCAGAAGTGTCTGGTACATGCCCAGGCGTACCCAGGATGGGCGTAGCTGTACTGATGACCAGGCTTATGACGCTGTTTGGGTTTGCCAGACTGGTGGATATACCCAAAGGAGTTACTTAGTTGGAAAACGTTTCCGTTGGCTCCAAGGTCGCAGCACTGACTCCAAGGCTGTACCACATGCCAGTGCTGGAGCTGATGAAGCGTCTTCTGGGCCCACTGTGGGTCTCTAAAATGCAGGTCTGAGTCTACCCATGCCACATACTTCCAGCCCTGTGGCAGCAGTGAGCGTACGCCTACGTTGATGGCGGATTCCTTGCACCAAGCCTCTGTACGTGTCCTTAGTTGTAGGTGATTCTCATCTGTGTGAGATACCAGTTCATGCTGGCGGTCTCCAAAAGCTACCTCTATCAGATGAGGGACCACGTTAGCTGTGGCATTCATCTCTTCCAACCACTTACGTGCCAGCCTGTACCTGGAGTTATACATGACCGGGTTAGAAACCATGGTCACGACATGCAGTGTGTTTTCTGCACGTAGCTCAGGCTTATGTACGTGGTTGACTAGGTGCATTTGAAAACGGCTGTAAAGAAAGGAACCTGTGCAGCAGCAAAGCCAGCTAGTAAGCTCTTATGCAGCGGCAGGAACTTTGCCGCATACTTAGCGTGTGCAGGTGTAAGGTCATGTATGTTCACAGACGGCCTGAGTGCTATGGCCCTGATGTAGTTAGAGAACGGTGACCAGCTTTTCAGTGTTCTCATTAGAATTATGGTGCGTAGGTGACTGTATGGTTTTTCATTACTACAGGCATCGGCTTAGACACTGTGTACTTAGTACCAGCCGTGGCTTCTATGAGAGCCCTAGCTATGCCTATGCCCCTTAGACCTGGTGGTACGTACACGTGATAAAGCTTCCCGGGTTCTGCTGCAACCCAGGCATGTACTGAATAGGTATCGTCCACTCCGGATACAACTGATGTGTGGACCCAGAGCCCCTCAGCACGTTTAGACTCACTGGCCCTAAAGGCTGTTTCATCAAACCGCATCCGTATGCCCGGCTGCGGTCCTTGGATTGTAAGCTTCCTGACGGTCGGTAGGTAACTGCGTACCCACGTGGAGATGATGTAGTTTCTGTGCTCTTGGGAGGCTGGCAGGATTCGCAGTTCATGAATCGGCTCTCTGTTTGGAGATAACACGGTCAGCATACCGTTCAAGAGCCTTACCGAGCACCCGGTCAAAGTCTGACCATCTTGTTTTTTTGACATCTGTGTAGAGCTGGTTGGGAATCCTACAAGTATCGCAGTGTAGGTTGTACTGGTTTTCGTTGTGTCCCGTTCTGTACCCACACCTGGTGCAGAGTAGTCTGCGCGCCATGAGATATTGAAGGACGCCTATAGCTTCCTGGACTGTGTTTATACATAGCTCTTCCGAGCAATGCGGTAGCTTGGTTTCTGAGGGTTGTGTGCTCAACGGCACCGGTATATTGGACTTTTTTTGCATAACAGATGGCATGGTAATAGTCAGCTTCTGGTGGTCCCAGCTCCGACACTAGCGGACAGTAAGAGGCTCCTGGCTCTCCACACTCCGCACAGTGAATCACTTTGCATTAGCAGCAGCTATCCGAGCGCGCTGCTCTTCCATTTCACGGTAGGCCTGTTGGTACTTCAGGGCGTCAATCATACGCTGCTTGTCCTCAAGCTCCGTGTCCTGTGGTGTTTTTGGCACATAAGAAGCTTGTGGAGGCTCATCAAGTTCAATTACTGGCTCCTTGAATGAATCCATATACTTCTGAGCGTGACTAAAACCTGGCATGGTGGACATGCGCTCAATGTATGGGTCAAGTCTCTCCTGTGAGAGGACTGTAGGCTCATCTGAGGCAAACCTACTCCTTGCACGCTCCTTGAGGCGCTCTATGGCCGCAGAGGCTTTCTCCTTGTCTACACCAAGTTTCTCCCCAACGTATGTGCCTGCCCTGTTGGACGCATTCAGTAGAGGCATTTCATACTCAGGGACTATGCCATGGTTCTGTGTCTCCACTGGCCTCCCCCCCAGTTTCAGCATGGCCCTCTTGGCTGCCTCCATTAGTTTCTCTTTGGTTGTCGGTTCCGGCATTGTCTTTCCCTTCAGTGACTGGTCCAGCTGCTAACTCCACAAGCGCTACCTTCCTAGGTCTACCACGTGGGCGCTTCCCAGGGTGGCTGATAGGGGAAGATTGGGTTGTAACCAATCCTTCCTTCTTAGCCTCTTGGATAACCCAAGGCATGTTACCGCTACGATTAACATTCCTCTCCCTAATCATAGACTCTCTTGCGCAAAGCTCCCACGCAGCTAGTTCGTTCTGTCTGGCTGAGTCTGAGAGACTGGATGCCATTTTGATAAGGCCAGCTCTTCCGTCCGCTGTAGTTGCAGCAAATTCGTAAAGGAAACGGGAACCTGAGAGGGCCATTGCAGCAGAAGCAAGAAGCGCTGACACACCCGAGGAGACATGTCCATAATAGATAACCAGCTCTTTTATACGTGTTTTACGGTAAGCATTGGCAAGTCTTATACATTCAGCGTAACGCGGGTCTCCACTGTCCAGTATGGCAGAGCTTAGCCCCATCACAGCTAGCTTGCCTCTACCAGTCTTACTTCCAGGTTCTGGCCTAACACCACCAGCCAGGGCGGTCCTGCGGACCTGAGCAGGCCTCATGACCTGCATGGCAGTACTTGGGTCATTCCGTAGTGAAACGCGTTCCTGGAGCTCTATAGGGTCAGGACGGGCCATCCGATTTACGTTGTTAGTGGACGGAGTGGGCCCTCTACCCCTGTTTCTAATCATTCCACCGTGGAAGGTACCTGGAGCATTTTTGGTATCACAAATATCTGGGTCAGGCTTCATGTCACCTCAGAACCAAGGTACGCATTTTATTCATAGTGGCAAGCAATCTATGAAACTTTTTCACAGCACTACGAAAACTTTTCATAGCTTCAAGAGTCTTTAAAAATAGTCATTGGACCCAGTTGACGTCTGAAAACCCGTTCTTACCATCTTGATGCGGGGACACAGAAAGAGGATTTCATAATGAGTAACAAGTTCAGGTTTGTAGCAGTAACTGGTCCAACTACGCGGAACAAGGATGATTACTTTGAGTGTGGTAGGAAAGTTAGTAACGTACTCAGATATATGAACAAATATAGTGACTTACTAGTAACCACACACGGCGTAGGGTGTGTTGAAACTTGGACAAGGAAGCTTGGAAAACAACTTGGTTTCAGAGTGATGCAGGTAGACGCTGATTCAGTTGGTGAGGCCCATGACCTGATGGCTCAGGTAGCTGATATTGCTGTGGTTATTACAGATGACCTGGGTATGGAAAAAGTTTTTGATAACCATAATGTTCCTAGATGGGTAGTTTTTCGGTGAACCCAGTCAAATACCTGAAGCTAGCTGCAGATGTTTCCAGGCTTAAAGATGACCACAGGACCTATTTTCTGGGCGGTATCGGTATACGCAGAGATGGTGTGTTGGTTGCTGCCTGTAACGGTAATCCGCGTTTTCCTACTCCTGCACATCATTGTGAATATCGTCTTGCCAGGAAGCTCGGTAAACAAGGGGTTGTATTCCTGGCACGTACCAGCGCTCTGGGCACCTGGTGCATGGCAAAGCCTTGTAAAGACTGTCAGGGAAGGCTACGCGCATCTATGGTCAGGAAGGTCTATTACACAGTGGACGTAGGTACGTATGCCTGCTGGATACCAGTGTAGGATAGTCCAAGTGTGCGTAAAGAGACTGGTCTAACGAGCCCACCCGCCTCCCGTACACGTTACCACATGTAAGTATCGTAACGGTAGCAGTTGGGCTCTGTAAAATGTACAAGGATTGCTTGTAGCTCAAGCGCCGCATGGCTAGGGATAACAATGACTTACACGCATGTGTTGCAATACCTATTCAAAGGCTTGGAACTAAAGAGTATTTGTCACCTAGACCCAGTGATTATCTGTGACACCACACAGATACAGCTACTACTGGACAGCTGGGGTAAGTTCCTGTCCGCGCTAAGCGCGTAACTACGTCCGCGTAAGAACGCGTAACTACATCAAAGTCCTGGGATTTATGCCGGCGTGATGGGGCCCTCCGGGCTCACACTACCCCACATCTAAGGGGGTCTAGCACACCTACCTACATGTACCCGGGGTATGCAGACGAAACGTCTGTAGCAATTGTTATGCCGTCATGAACTATGCCAGTGACAGATTGTCATTGGTATGATAGTGGCCAGCCTAATACATGCAGTGACTTGCAGATGTATGCCCAGACAGATTGGCAATAACTGACAATCAAGCATTGTGCCAATACAACATGTTGTATGTGTGTGGATGTGTGTCTACCAGGGACGACGCTGGTATGGTTTTTGAAAGGGAGGCCTTCGGCTGGTTAGCCGGCAGGGAAGCGGATGGTGCGGTCATTAACTAACTGGTTCAACCATTCAACCACTAGACCATGGGACAGTTTTGCACTGCACTAATGTCTGACGCACTGCACACGGGGCTAGTGCAATCATTCCACATTGCGTCATTGGACAGAGGCCTCATAATCAATGGGTCAGGTCGTAGTGACCGGAAGGAGGCTGATAGCGTGGTTGTAAACAAGTCTGGTCCAGGTTGGCACAATACTGGCATTGAACGTATGAGGCAGTTTAAGCTGTACCGTGAGCTGGAGAACCGTCTACAGGCTGTAGAGGAAGACCGTAGGGCTATCCTGATGCGTGCTGATGAGGCAGAGGCGGGCTTGCGTGCAGCATTGAGAGCACTAGCTATCCTGGAGGCTGATGTAGGAAAACTCTCTGCATCGCTGTCTAGTGGGCCTACGGTTCATAAGGCGCACAGCGCGGCTTCGGTAGAACAGTCTCCTACACGTAGCGGTGAGGTAAGAAAACCTACTCTGGAAGAGCTGTTTGCTGCCACGGAGCGTGCCATTAAGGTGGGTACCTAACACATATGCACAGCCTGTGGCTTATACCAATAGTAATACTGTGGATACTACTCACAATGTGGGATAAAACCCTACATGGGTTTGACCAGGTTAAAGGGCCTACCAAAAGCAGAAAAGGCGCCAACCAGGACTGGGACTAGTCCGTGGATGACGCCTTCTATGCGGAGATATGCCTAAAACTATGTGTTATAGGCGCAATGATAACTGGTGTAGGGTTTTTCAATTCTTCGGATGAGAATCATCCAGAGTCAGGGACTACGGGCGCTTCGCCAGAGAATGAATAATAGCCCACACCAGCAGCGTTAGGATTGCTGTACCCACTACGGCGCAGCGTGTGCGTTAGTGTCACTCTGAGGCCTGTTCGCCAGCGTCTGTACGACAGCGGTGAACGGGATGCCCCACAGCGCCACATACTTACGCGGCACGTAGGCGGAACTGCCTGGCAACCACCATGCAGGCAGTTGCCCTACCATCATCCAATCAGACCTGAGGCTCAACGCTACGCCGTAACGCAGCTTTCCGGAGCTATCCTTGAACTGTAGGAGCTTTCCTGACAGAGCCCTACTGCTGACATTGTAGGATGCCATCACACACCAAGCTCTTCGGCAAGCTTGATAGCCTCGTCAAACTTGGCGAGCACATCGGCGAGCGTGGTATCTTCAGCGTCATTGAAGTCCGCAGTTAGACCTACCATTCCCGCAATGTAGTGGGCCGTAAGGTCACCGAGGTCCTTGCCGTCGTACCTTAGTCTATCTGCACACCACGCAGGTCTGTTGCTAAAGATATCCGCAATATCAACTTCTACACTCAACGCCAGCGCCTTCGCCGCCGAGCTCGGTGCCGCTAAGTACGCCGCTGCTTCCGCCGTCGTCGCCGCCATCGCCGCCCGCGGCGCCTTCGCCGCCGACGCCCCAGCCGCTGCCTCCTCCGCCCGGGGATGCGCCCGGCGGCACGCATGCGCCGACCCCACCTCCGCCGCCGACGTCGCCGCCATCCCCGCCGCGACCACCTCCGCCGCCGACGTCGCCGCCAT